CCAGCTGCTGAGGATCCCACATAGCCGCGTACTTCTGGGTTACGTGCGAGTGCTCGAAAAGACTTGCGCCCTATGATCATCGTGTCTGGATTGATGCCATGAGCATTTTCAAAGACAGTGCTCTTAATCGTGTCGAGCTTTGTAAGTGGCTCAGAACCGGCTACGTCGAATCGATCAGCATTTGCGAGTTGCTGTGTGAAGTTCGCAAAATTGGTGACCTCATCAAAAAGCACGTCTGCTGCTCGCTTCTCTTTAGCCAGCTTCATCACGCGGCTGACCTTCTTAGCTATGCGTGCCTCTTCGCTTCCTGGATACTGAGAGTCAATGATGTCCTCCATAGCGATAGAGTCAGAGGCCGCGTAGATCTTAGCCTTGAAGGTCTGGCTTGAGCGATCGAATCCGCCAATGGTAGCGCGTGACGCACCAGGAGCGCGCTCAAGGTCAAGACCAGCACCAGCGCCCATGAAGTTACGAGACTCCTCGAGGAGGATAGTCCCTGAGCGCTCAGGAACTTTGATGGTCTCGAAGATCTCATTTGCGATGAGCTGACTGTCACTAGGCACAGCCTCAACGACGAGGCTGGTTAAGATCTGGTCTACTGGGTGTAGATTACTGTATGAACTTGCCATGAGTTATCTCCTTAAGGCTCTACGATGATGGGACCGTTGAACATCACGAGGATCTGGTCACCAGCAGCGGCTGTGGTCTGATTAATGTTGGGGATCATGCGACACACAGCGAAATCACCAGATGCCACGGCTTCAACACGACCCGCTGTCTTACCTGGGCTTGTCACAGACTTAAGTCTTGGTTCAGTAGATGCTGTGATACTATCGCCAGCGATAGCGCGGCTGATGCCATAGGTGACAACCTCAACAGGCTCACCCGCTGCAACAGTGCGCTGTGCAATGCCTACACAGGTCTTGTCTGTGCCCACAGCTGTTGGCTTTACTTTTCCGTTGGTGTGCAAAGACACCAGAGAAAACTCAGTAATCGCCTCATGTGCGATAAACGATTTTATATTATCAGTAGTTGCCATGATTAACCTCCGAAGGCTTTGAGATAATAGTCTGGATTGTCAGCGCGGAACGTGGCCAGCGCTTCACTGTAAGAGATGCTCTTCTCTGCTGAGAGCTTACGCACCTCTTGATCAAGTGTGGCCTTGCTGATCTCAGCACCACTAGCGCCATGACCGATCTCAGCCAAAGGTACAGATGCGCCTTGCTCGCGAGCGCTGAACATCTGCCAAAACTCAGGTTGCATCTCTCGAAGTTCCCAAGCCTTGCGCGCAACATCATTCTCTGATGGGCTGATTTTGCCTTCACGCAGAAGCACATCAACAGCGCGGTCACACTCAGCAGAGTCACGCTCTGACCTGAGCTTCTTAATCTCGTTATCTTGAGCGCTGAGTTTTTCGTTAAGCGCTTGAATCTCTGAGAGCATGACAGGTGAGAGGTCTGATTCACTCATCCTCTTGTTCTTGTCGTAGTGCTCTTTCTTCTCATCATGCTCAGGAGTGTGCGCGAGTTTCTCACTGTCATCCTTAGCGGTCATTGATTTGGCTTTATCATCGTCATCTGACTCAGCCTTGAGAGAGGCTTCTGAATCTGCCTTCATCTCCTTGATTTGTCGCTCAAGCTCTTGGACCATCTCGTCCTTAGCTTTTAGCATCTGCTTGAGCTCCTCAGTCGATAGACTATCCATGTGATTCATGGGTTCTGTCTCCTCTGTTAGTGTGACTCGATCAATCTGGTCATGGGACTGTGCTGGTCGAGGGGTTAGGGTAATTGCTAACAGCTGAGCGTCTCCGACTTTGGAGCCGCCTAGCCTGTCATAGACCTCCCCTGCTAGAAACTCTGGCGAGCTCCACAAGACACCACCGGCAGACGTGACCACATCAAGGCCGCGCTCGTTATATGCTGGGGTTGCGTAGAGACCATCATCTCTCAGCTCGAGGTCTATGATTAATCCAAGCGCGTTGCCGCTTTCCGGTGGCGCTGGTGTACCTCCCTGATAAGGTGAGGTTGCATGTTGCCAGTCTATGATGACGGGGTCTGCTTCTTTTCGAGCGTTGAACACCCTGACCATCTCACTGAGCATTTCAATATCGATCTCTTTACCTATAGCCTCACCACTCATACGAGAGCTGACTTGACCAAGTCCAAGAGTTTTAAATGGGCGGCCTATGGTTAGGCCCTCTGGTATCTCAAAGCTAGGTGCTTCTGTGAGCTGTATAGCCTCACCATACGCTCTCAGAGACTGCGCTTTATTGTCTGCTGCATCCATCTGCTTCACTGTCTTTCTAGACCAAGAGAATCCTGCATCGCCGCCCCAACCATGCCATGCTTGCCAGCCTTTCCCTTGCTCATCCCACGTGGATCCTTGCTTATCTACCTCATGACGTATTAAGAAGGCGAGCATACGCCGCACTGTATCAGGAGAGAGTGTCTTACCTGCTTTTAGGTCGCGAGCTCGAGCGATGCCCACCGGAGTCATCCCGCGCTGGCTCTCTGGTTTTGTCGCTCTGACCTCAAGCGCCCTAGCAGCTGCATCACGCACGCCTTGAGGTGGGGTGAAGTCGATGTGATCATATTTCTTGGGAGTGTTGAGTTGCTCTGTCTTCTTCTCTCTCTTCTGAGGATGACCAGTGGGCAATAGATCAAGGTCTGTGGTGTAAGCCTTCTTACGCTGACCTGTTGCCACAAGCTTTAGGAATGTACGCACGCGAGCAAGCGCCCACTGTGTTCTCGTCATACCTGGCCTATGGCTAACAGAGAAAGCACCAGCGCCGCGACGAAACACAGCTTTAAGTGTGCCAAGGTCTACGCGCCGTGATTTCTTAGTGAAGCGCGCGTTATGCTTATCTCTCATATTCTCTAGAGCTGTGACAGCGTTCTGAGAGATCTCGATCCCACCTCTTGAGCCGCTGGCTGATCCGGCTGGATTCTTAGCGCTCCCCTTCACCCTGTCCTTCTTTGGCGCTGGCGTCTGTGCCTGTGTGCGCTTCTTGATCTTCTTAACCATTCTCACGTCTCCTCTTGATGAGTTGCTCTGTGAGTGTAGCGACAGCACCACCACCACCAATGCTCGAGACTCTGGAGATGGATGAGCGCTGGGCATCCTCTGGCAGATCACCAGCTCCTAGGCGTTCACGGATAGCGCGCTCGAGCTCATCATCAGGAGTGAGAAGGCCAGACTGAACAAGACCAGGGAGCATTCCAAGGCTGTCAGCCAAGTCATCAGTATCAAGACCAGTATGTGTGAGACGTGGGAGCTTACTTGGATCAATGCAACCATAATTCCACCTGATCAAGCGACCTATGGTCCCACCTCCACGCCGATCAACACCGCTCACCTGTGAGGCTATCAAATCACATAGATTGATAGCTGCACGCCTAAACACACTTAAGTGGATCTCACCTACTGAGCGCGCGCCGGTCTCTGTGTTCCCAAGGTCAGCGAATTGAGTTAAGAAGGCCGCTGCAATCTGTGAGTCACATTTGGTTATGATATTGATGGGCCCATCGGCATAGAGATTAGGTGTGGCCGCGTATGTGTCAAACTTCACCGCCGGATTCTCTACAAGATAGCTCTGCTCAGCGCTGATGAATGCTTGAGCCTGAGACTCTGCATCATTGATCATAGCGTCTATGTCACCATCACTTAGACCAATAGCCTCAGCCTGTGAACGGTCCACAACCACTTTAGGAGATGGCACTGCCCACCGATCGAGCCCAACGCACATCAGGTTAGCCACACGCTGCTTAGTTCTCCACCACCACCACACAGGGCGAAGCATACCAACGCCCTCAAAGTTTGAGCCTGTCTTATTAAGGGTGAGCAAGAGTAGTTTATTAGCTGGGATCGGCTCAGGTACTTTACCCACACCTACAGTGTTTTGAAGCACACCATCAAGACGTTGATTATCTCGGCTTAACCACTGAGAGTGGGCTGATGGTTCACGGTCGGCATAGTGGCTGAGCCATACTCTGATTGATCCTTGAGAGTCTGGCCCTACTTTGTAGACCTCCTCTGCATAGCGATAACCTAGCGGTATAAACTCCCATAGGTAAGCTAGT